TCTAACCCTATTCATTTATTAACAGGTGTTTCTGCAACAACTTCTATAGGTTCTTTAACAGTAGACAACATAACTCCAGCATTGTTAGCAGGTCAATCAGCCTCAACAGCTTTAGGATCTTTAACTAAAACTCAATTATCTATAGCTAGTTTAGTAGGTCTAGGACAAGTGGCTACTTCAGCAGTTGGAGAAGTTATTGTATTAGGATATCAAGATGTTAATATTGTAGGAAATACAAGTTATTCTGATGTTGACGTTGTAGGCGAAACATCGTATACAGATGTAAAGCATGTAAATCAGGCTTAGGAGAATAAAATTATGGCATCAACATTTTCACCTCTTGGCGTAGAGCTAATGGTAACCGGCGAAAACGCTGGTACTTGGGGAACAAAAACTAATGCAAATTTAAATTTAGTTGAAGGTATAACTGGTGGCTATGTTGTAGCTACTTTAAATGCAGCAGGTACAGGAGCCAACACTACAGCACTAACTGTAGTAGATGGTGCTCTAACAGGTACTGCACAATCTAGAGTTATTGTTTTAGGAGCAGAAACAGCTCAAGCTATTACAGGAAATAAAATTGTAACAATTCCTAATGATATAGAAAATACTTATTACATTTTAAATAACACAACAGGTTCTCATACAGTTCAATTAAAATATGCTACCGGTTCAGGTGATACTATTACTTGGGCAACAAGTAACAAAGGTTGGAAAATTATTTCAGCAACTAAAAATGATGTTACAAACCCAGACGTTGAAGAAGTTGTAATTGCTGGTGGAATTGCTGCAGTAGTAGATGATACTTCACCACAACTTGGTGGTAACTTAGATGTAAATGGAAACGATATAGTTTCTACATCAAATGCAGATATAGATATTATCCCTAATGGAACAGGAGATGTTAATTTAGGTGCTGACACAGTACAAATCGGAGACAATAATGCTGACGCAACTCTAACCACACAAGGAACTGGAGATTTAATTTTAAATACAAATAACGGTACAAGTAGCGGAACCGTTACTGTTGCAGATGGAGCAGCCGGAGATATAACAATAGCACCAAATGGTGCGGGTAGAACAAAAGTAACTAATGCCGGTCCAGGAACTAGTTCTACACAAACTGTAACCACTGATGGAAAAGGTATTGTTTTTTCCATGGTTTTCGGATAATAATCTAGAAGGAGAATATAAAAAATGGCAACACCAAATCTTGTAAATATAGCGACTATCACACCTAAAAATGCTATGGGTAGTTTGGCTAACACTGCTAGAACAACTATGATTGATGTTCCTGCAGAAACTGCAGTTAGAATTGATACTATTTTATTAGCAAACGATGACGGATCAGCTGCTGTTGATGCAACAGTAGAAATTAGTAATGATAACGGAGTAACTTATTTTAAAATCGCAAGCACTATTTCTGTACCAGCAGATTCAACTTTGAGTCTTATTCAGGAACCCATCTATTTAGATGAAACTGATATAATTGCTGTAACAGCAGGTGCTGCAAACGACCTAGATTTTCATGTTTCTTATGTTGAACTAGTAGATTAATAGGAGAAAAATTTTATGCCAAAAATAATAAAATCAGCAAAAGGTACTTTTACAAGCGCAGACATAACAGTAGATAGCTCAGGAAGAGTTATCAGTGCTGCATCTGGATCAGGAGGAGCAGCAGGAAATTTAGTTGCAACATTTGGAGACACAGGTCCAGGTTCAGGAAACTATACTGCACAACCAGGGGCTAATTATATTGTAGCTTACATAGGTGGCGGCGGAGGAGGTGCAGGAAGAAGTCCAGGCACCGTAATCGGAGCTGCCGGAGGATTTGCTGCTTATGCAACACCTATTTCACAACCGTACACAAAAGCATATTCAATTGGAGCTAGAGGAACTGGACAACAATCACAAGGTGGAAGTGGAAATGCTGGGGGAGCGACTACTTTTGGTTCTCCTGCAACAGTAACTGCAAACGCTGGAAACGGCGGAGGAGGTCCTGGTGGATCTCAAGGAAGTGTTGGAAGTGTTGCTGGGGCAACTGTAGATCTAACTAGTAAAGGAAGTTCTACTAAAGGTTCAATGTTTAATAACAGTTTAAGACAACAAATGGGTATGGATTTTTTTGTTAATTCGCCTACTAATTTTGATGCCAATAACCGTGTGGTATATAAAGGTCAAGGCGGCGCACAAGCAAACATAGGCTCTGAAGGTGGCGGACCAGGTGGAGCTGGTTTCATTTATGTTTACGAAAATATAGGTTCTTAATTATGGCAAAAATAATAATGTCAGCGTTAGAAGATGGTGGAGTTTATAAAGTTTTTGCTGATCAAGCAGAATTAGATGCTTCGCACATAGTACAATCTGTATATACAATTGTTGATTTGTCGGATGCTGATTTAGAAAAAGTTTTAGAAGAAACAGCAACTTTTAAAGTTACTGATGGAGTTTTGGGTGTTGCTGATATATCTCCTACTTGGAATAAAGCAGAATATCTTAGTGCTAAAGACCGACTTTTAACGGCTTACGGTGAGATGGATGATAAAACTAAAAAAGCTTCTTTAGAAAGTTTTATAGAAACTGTTGGTGGAATAGACATAGATTCTTTAACAATAGATTCATCAGTATCTTTTTGGAAATACGTAAAATCAATAAATGGTAACGTCGGTTATCACCCTTTACAATTATTATAATATATATTATAAAGTCTTTATAATGTACGAAAGAATTATAAAGGTAAAATGCAAAACTTATTTGTAATAGAAAATTTTTACACTGCTGAAAATTTTGGCTTAATGTCTAATTTTCAAAGAACGTGTAACATGAAAGGTTTACATGTCCCTCAAAATATTTATTATCCCTCAAGACTAGAAGCCTTCCCTACATGGGAATCTGATGATTTTGAAAAAGATCAAATAGAATATAACCTTACAGAAAAAACTTTAATTCAAAAAACAGAGTTTAAAATTAAAAAAATTAAATCTTTTTTTAGAAAAGTATTAACTTCTGAACTTTTAAAATCTCCCTATAAAGAAAGAAATGAGTCCCTTGTGCATCAAGACTCCGACAATTTCGATTGGGCGGGTGTTGTATATTTTGATAGTTTTAGTATTGATGATGGTACAAGATTGTATTCATATAGAGAACAAGTAAAGCCTGATGTTATAATTGGGTCTAAGCCCAATAGATGTATAATTTTTAAAGCGGATTTATTTCATTCGGCAGGAATAGATTGGAATAAAGATTCTAGAACTGTGCAAACATTTTTTTTAGAAACGGATAAGAATGTTTGAAAATAAAATAGAATTTAGCGCTCATGAAATATACGTTAATTTAAAGGACAGTTATCCTGTACCAGCAAAAAATAATTTACCTGAATGGTATAGAAAATTAGATCATACGTCGCCAAATAAAACTGTTAAAGGGTGTATGCCTTTTTTAGATTCAATGTCAGCGGGGTACATTTTAAAATTACCCCAAGACTTTTATATTAATCATAATTTTACTAAAGAAGATGGACAAAAAGATTCTACCTTTGCCTGTCCAATGTCAAATGAATCGGATCTTTTAAATTTACATTTTGTTAATTTAAACAAACAAGGAAACGAGCATCACTCTCCACAACAACTTCACGGTAGCCCACATCTTGAAAAAAATAATAATCAGGGAGTTTTAAAAGTTATGAATCCTTGGAGAATAAAAACTCCTCCAGGTTATTCTTGTTTATTTGTCCCTCCTCTTAATAATTCAGATGATAGATTTAGTATAATACCTGGTATTGTTGATACCGATACATATAATAAAGAAGTTAATTTTCCATTTATAATAAATGGAGATAAGTATGAAACTTTAGAAACAACTTTAAAAAAAGGAACTCCTTACGTTCAAGTAATACCTTTTAAAAGAGAAAGTTGGAAAATGGTAATTAAAGGAAAAAAATCAAAAGACATGGTTGAAGAAAGATTTGGATTTTATTTAAAATTTTTACATAATTATAAAACATTATATTGGAATAAAAAATCATGGAAATAGATTCTTTTATTAGAACGTATAAAATTATAGAAAAAAAACAGTTATCTAAATTTTTAGCTTACGTTGAAAAAACAAACGCTTTTAAAACAGCCCCTATTGTTACTAAAAAAGGATTGCAAGTTAATACTAAAGTTAGAGATGTTAAAACGTTATTTTTAAATGATTTAGAAAAAAGTTTAACCAATGTTCATTGGTACAATTATTTTAATAATTGTTTTTTAAAATGTTTAGAAGAGTACAAACAAGAAACTAATTCCCAGTTCCTACACTATCAAAATAATTTTGAAATGAACGTCTTGAAATATGATACAAATAATTTTTATACCTGGCACACAGACCATGGTTTAACTACTCCAAGAACTATAAGTTGCATCTTATTGTGTAATGACGAATATGAAGGTGGAGATCTGACATTTAAATTACCCAATCAAGAAGAGTTTTCTGTTAAAAGTAAACCCGGTGAATTAATAATGTGGCCGAGTAATTTTATGTACCCTCATTGCGTTAAACCTGTAACCAGTGGACATAGAATAACAGTTGTTGGATGGGTGGTATAATGAAACATAATGTGTGGCCTTTGTTTTCATCCCCGCTTTTTTCAATTGAAACTGGTTTAGAAAAAAATGAATTAAATAAATTAGAAACAAAATTAAAGAAAGAAAAAACAATCCATAGTCCAATTAATAAAATTAGTGAAAATCCTGAAAAAAATAATTTCCATACTGGCGTAGAGGGAGTTTTACAAAAAGAAAAATATGAGGTTTTAAAAGACGTTGTGGTTAGATCTATAAAACTTATCAATGATAATTATTTTAAATATAAAACTAATTTTATAATAAGTAACTCATGGGTGGCACGGGCTTCTCCAAAAAGCAGCTGTACTATTCACAGACATCAAAATTGTTTTTTAAGCGGAGTGATTTATATTAAAGCAAAAGAAGGTTGTGGAGACATAGAATTTGAAAATTTTAACCATAGGGATATCTCAGTAGGACCTAGACACGGAGATACTATTTATAATGCAGAACGTTTTTGGGTAAAGCCTACTCCTGGATTACTGTTATTGTTTCCTAGTAACATGTATCATAAGATACATGAAAATAATTCAAAAGAAGATAGGATCTCTGTTTCTTTTAATGTTATGCCTACATCTTTCTTAAAAAAATATATTAAAAATAATGAAGTATAAATTAATTAAAAATTTTTTAACACAAGAAGAAATTAATCTTTGTACAGATTACTGTAGAATACAACACCGGCTAAACAAATTTAATTTTGATAATCAAAATAGTAATTTTGATTCTAGTTTTTATGGAGATCCTTTAATGGAATCTATGATGTTAAACAAAAGAAAGTTAGTTGAAAAACATTCAAAGTTAGAGCTGTTACCAACTTATTCTTATTTTAGAGTCTACACCTATAAATCAGATTTACCTAAACACACAGATAGACCTTCGTGTGAGATTAGTATTACAGTTCATATTAACTCGGACGGAACACCATGGGAGATATACATAGACGGTAAAAAATACAGGACCAAACCAGGAGACGCTGTTTTATATAAAGGTTGTGAAGTTGAACATTGGAGAGAACCTTTTGAAGGTGACTGGCATGCACAAGCTTTTTTACATTATGTAAATTCTAAAGGGCCCTATAAAAATTTGTATAGAGATCAAAGAAGAATGTGGGGAGAGAAAAAATGAGTTTTTTAGAAACCATGTTTTGTAGTTCAATATATCATTCAACTCTATCTGATGAAAAAATTAAAAAACAATTATTAAAAATTGTGTGCAATTTAGAAAAAAATGTTAAATCAAATAAACAAACTAATGAAGGTGGGTATCAAAAAGATTTAAATTGTAGAGATTTATTTTTAAGTTTAATATCTGAAGAACTTTATAAATATGAAAGACTATTAAATTTAAATAAAAAACTACAGCTAGATAATTTATGGTGTAATATTAATTACAAAAACAGTTACAATGTATCTCATGTACACCCCGGAGTTCATTTTTCAGGAGTCTATTATTTAAAGACACCACAAAATTGTGGTAAATTAATTTTTACTAACCCCAATACATTTGTTAGAATGCATCCTGAAATGGAATTAGCAAGTGACCACCTTGATTTTAAAACTCATTTTTATATAGAACCTGTTCAAAACTTATTGTTAATCTTTCCTTCTTATTTATTACATGAAGTGGATATAAACAATTCTAATGACAAAAGAATATCCATATCTTTTAATTTATGCATCAAATAAATATATTTACAAACTCTTTATTTTTTACGGATCAAAAAGATTCAGAGTTTAAAAAAGAAACGATAAAAACAAAACGTGTGGATAAGACAACGTTTACTAACATGTTAAAAAATTTTGCAGCTAAGTTAGTAAAAAATTATAATATAAGTTTTCAAGATGTTTTTATAGATAATATAAAATACTATGAAGATTTAAAAGACCAGACAAATTTAAAAATTGTTACAACCAATGTTTTGTTTCAAGGTTTATACATGGTGGATGTTGATGAAGACTGTGGTATAATTTTTTTTGAAAGAGATTCTGGAGAGTTTATATGCCACCATACTGATTTTATTCCTCAGTTTAATTTTATAGCCAGAGAAAATACTATTGTATGTTTTCCTTCAAACATTGATTTTAAATTAAAAGAAAATAAATCAGATAAAAAAAGAAGGTATATTTATTTTACTTTATCTGTTTAAAAATAAATAAAATTTACATTAATTCTTGCGTCTTGATCAGTGCATGTTGTGCTGTGATGTTTTTGATGTGATTTAAAAAACAACATTCTATTTTCAACAGATTTTATTTTATTTTTTAAAAGTCCTGTGTATCCATTATTGTTATTAATGTAAAATAAAGCACTGTTACATTTAGGGTCATCATGATCACGATGCAACGCATGTTTTTTTATCTTAGGGGTATGAGTATAAAAATTACATTTTACACGAAAAAGTTTTTTTATTTTTAATTTTAAAAGAATGGGTCCAAGTAAATTAAGAGCTGGTTGACTCAATATTTTTTGATCTTCATATACCGTGTGACTTAAATAAAAATTTCCTATAGCATTATCTTTTGGATGCGCTACATTATTTACATAGTACCAGGGAAAAGTATTAGTGAGTAAAGTATTTTTTATTTTTAAAAACTCATCTTCAGGTAAAAAATTATCTTTTATTTGAAACATTTTATTAAAACATTAAGGTTAAAACGAACTGAATCTTTTGAAGGAGGATTACCTTTATGTTCAACCATGCTTTTATACACTTTTGCTTGGCTTATTTTATCAACATAAAATTTATTGTTAATAAATGTTCCTCCATCGGTCGTGTGTGGATTATATAATATGCTTAAAAAATCGTCGGTGTATTCGTCCTTATGAAACTCCGTATGGTTTCTAGGAAAATACATGTTCCATAAAAATCTTTTTATTTCATATTTTTTAATGTTTAATTGTTCACAAACTTTTTCAGTAATTTTATACGCTTCTTTATTAAGCGGTGAATTAAAAGGTTTTCCATCTTCTAATGATGACACACTAAAACCTCCCCCTCTTCCTGCAAACAAAGGAGACATTAAGTTTCCATAATCTAAACATTTTGTTAAGTACCATTGATGATAACAAAGTTTATTAATTAAAGCTAAGTTTTCTTCGTTTGATAAAAGATCATCAATTAAAGTTACCTCATTAGTATTCATATTTTATAGTTCGTTCTTTCAATAAATCCTCTCTGATTTCTTTTACATTAAAATTAAATGAAATAATAGTTCTTTTTTTATTTGTTTTATTAACTCCTGATCTATGTATGACGTGAGAAGGAAATACAATAAAATCGCCTTCAACAACTCTTAATGAAATAGCCTTGTCTAAATTAAGCGGATCCAGTAGTTGAGTATATTGATGATTATTAAATTCTAGATAGTACACGCCAGTAAAATTATTAGCGTGAATATGCCAACCATGAGTGCCCTGGTTTTTATATTGTTGAAACCATAATTCATGTATTTTAATTGTTTTAAAACCTATTTTAGAAACCATTTTAACTAAATGGTCGTGGATATGTTGACCCGCATATTTAACCCAAGGCCTTTCAAAGTCTGAAGATTGATTCCAATCTAATTTAGAAAAGACATCGTCAAATTCTGCTTTATTTAATTTAGTTTTTGATTGATCAATCAAAGATAATAGGTTATCCTTGATATTTAAATGATTATTAAAGTGCGCTTTTAAAAGCGGGGTTCCTATGGAAAGATTCATAAAAACATGTATTATAGGTTTTTTAAAAAAATTGTATACTGCAAATTTAAATGATAAATAGATAATATGCTACAAAAATTAGGCTTTGCCCCAGGATTTAATAAACAAGTTACAGAGACCGGTGCTGAAGGGCAATGGTTTGATGGTGATTTTGTTCGTTTTAGATACGGTTCACCTGAAAAAATAGGTGGTTGGCAACAATTAGGACAAGATAAATTAACTGGTGCAGCTAGAGCTATTCATCATTGGGACGACAATGCTGGTATTAAATACGCAGCTGTAGGAACTAATAGAATTTTATATGTATATTCAGGTGGGACTTATTATGATATACACCCAATTAGAGCTACTTTAACAGGAGCTAATTTTACAAGCACATCATCATCTACAACTGTTACAGTTACATGTAGCGGGCTACATGGATTAGCAGATAACGATATTGTTTTATTTGATTCTGTTAGCGGTGTGACCGCAGTAGGTTCTACTTTTACAGATGCAACATTTGAAGATGTTAAATTTATGGTAACGTCTGTACCAACTACTACAACTTTTACAATTACAATGGAGGCTCAAGAGTCAGGAACACCTTTAAGTACATCAGGATCGGCTTCGGTTTTATGTTACTATACAGTTGGGCCTTCTCAACAATTAGGTGGTTTCGGTTGGGGTGCTGGTTTATACGGTGGTACATCTTTAGGTGCTGCAACTACAACGTTAGCTTCTACTATTAATGATGCTGTAACTAACATCCCTTTAACAAACTCAGCAGCTTTTCCTTCAGCTGGTGAAATAAGAATAGGTACAGAAGATATTAGTTATACAAATAATGATACTACAACTAATATATTAAGTGGTGGTGCAAGAGAAGTAAATGGAACTTCTAAAGCAGGACATAGTGGTGGCGCCACAGTTCAAAATATTTCTAGTTTTGCAGGTTGGGGAGATCCATCATCTTCTGACTTTACAATTGATCCTGGTTTATGGGTTCTTGATAACTATGGTACAAAATTAATTGCACTTATTTATAATGGCAAATGTTTCGAATGGGATGCTTCAGCAGTAGGGGCCGTTAATACTAGGGCAACAATATTACCTAATGCACCAACTGCATCACGACACGTATTGGTATCTACACCTGACAGACACTTAGTATTTTTTGGAACAGAAACAACTGTCGGAACATCTACTACACAAGATGACATGTTTATAAGATTCTCTTCTCAAGAAAG